TTCTTCCAATGTGTAGGCTCGCTCAATTTCTAGTTTCATTCCTGCAAACTTGGGAATTATCCCAAGCCACTTCTCAAACTGGTCAACTTGGTCGCGTTCGACCCAGATGAGAGAGTCATCCCCATCACATAGAAACTCAATATCAATGCCAGAAACACGTTCTATTGTTCTAATTATGGCAATGTTTACTATTGAATTCCCTCCGCCGGTGTCCCGATCGCCGGACATTCTTGTGCCGACTGCGGTGTAGCTAATAGTACCGGTTTCAGCCTTGTTCACAAATTGGAAATCCATGAAACCTGGTGGTATGCCCATCATGCTTTCATATAGCCTGTGGGTGGCACTTATTATATGCGTGTGGAGATGCGCATCGAACTTGCTGTAGTCAGCTTTTAAGCAAACAGGGTCCTTCATTACCCTACGTTTCTCAGCCCACAACTTTGCCCTCTGCTGGAGATTTAACCCCTTTGAGCAATCAGACAAGCCGTTCTTTCCTAACCCCTTGCCCTTGAGAACCAGTTCTTCAATTGGTTCTAGGAATCTGTTAACCTCAACATTTGTACCGGGATCACGATATTGAATCATCCGCGGTGGTTTGTTGTTAGCTATGTCCGGTTCATACTTATCGGCTTTCACGAAACTTGTGATTTTGGTCTTGATGTGGTTGTCACGGTGTGTCTTATTGTAACGTTGCACCAAGAGCCGATATTTCGGACCCATAAACTTCCGGATATATTCCATTGAATCGGAGAATTCAACGTATCCTTGGTTTGCTAGCTTGTCCATGGTTAACAGTAGTTCATCCATCCACTGATGTTGGGTTAGGCCCATCAAGTAGTCAGGGTTGAGAAACACTGTGCCGTGTTCGGTGTGCTGAAGCCATTCGGGCTCCGGGTTGTTATCTAAAAGATGGCGGGCAGTTAAGCCGACCAACTTATTATAGTGACAGTTGTGATGAGTCACTATTTCCGGAGCGGAATAGCCTCGTGGAGCCAAGAGCTTCCTGGTAAACCCGGTGTGTTTGCACACATCCGGGCCCCATTCCATCTTGTGTCCTGGAGCTATTTCGCCTAAACCCAGGGGTGAGCAAACCCCCGGGCGGCGGAATTCCTAGTCTTCTAGGCTGCGCTCCTTAGTGCCTCCCAGCCATCCCATGTAGTAGCTCCAGCAAAGTCCGAGGAGCATT